CGTTTACTGAGGCATAACTATTAGTTCCATTATTTGAATATAATAAACCAAGCGACCAATAATATGCTGATGTAATTGGACTAGAGCCGTCGGAATTTGCTGAAAGTGTCATATACAATTCTGTTGCATCTGTTGCTGGTACAACACTTGTACATTCTATTCTATATCTTTTATAACTACTGGATATACCATTTAATACAACACTTGAAACATCACTTGCTGTTGCTGTTGATAATTGCGACCAAGTACCACCAGCAACTGAAACAGCTTTAATTAATCCACCACTTCTGCCTATATTATCAGTTATTATTCCACTCATATTTTTATCCTCCTATAATGTTTGATCTAAATAACTTACAACAACATCAACATCTGCTGAACTTGCTGTAATAAAACCTAACATATCTGTACCTTCTAAAACAATTCTATCATTGTGAACAAAAGTTTCATTTGCACCCAATGCTTGTGTTTTGTAAATATAATGATCTGTTCCTCCATCACCATCATCTACATACAAATCGAAAGTTTCTGCTGCACCTGCTGTTTCACAAATTGTAATTGATAAAACAGTATAAGTATGTCCACTTGCACCATCAATCAATTTAACTTCTGAATTTGAACAAGTAGGTTTTAATGCTACTTTTAGTACTTCACTTGCCATTGTTTGTTTCCTCCATTAATAAAATATAATAATTCATAATTTAAAATCCTAGCACTAATGCCTTTCCTGTACCTGTTATATAAGGTGTCATTGCTGGATTAGCAGCAATCGTTACAGTATCTGTTGCTGTAACTGCTGTTGTTACTCCATTACCAGCAGCAACAGTCATTGTATTTCCATCTGCTATTGTTTGAGTTGCTGAACCATCTGATAAAATAAAATTATCCATAGCACCAGAACCATCATTACCAGATTGTACAAATTGAACTCCTACTCCATCGCCATCTGAAAAAGATCCATTTGAAACTACATGAGTTACTGCAATTTTTGAATAGCCAGTAGCATCTGTTACAGCACCACTTACCTTAAATAATGCGTATGTACTAGTAGTACCTTCTTTTGTTATTTGAACATAACCTTTTGCAGTTGTATTCGTTACAGCATCCCAAGTGTCTACATAAGGTTGTATAGTTGCTCCAGCATCATCTACATCATCTACATATAAAACAGTTGCACTTGCTATCGTTGCGTGATTCCAAGCTATTTTTCCTGCTCCATTATCTGCATCTGCTGTTGAATTATCCCAAGTCATTCCTAAACCAGAAGTTCCTGCTGTACTACCAGTTGAACCTGTATCACCAGTTGTTCCCTTATCACCAGTTCTTGTAAAATGAATTGAAACTGCACCACCATTTGTAATTGTTCCATTAGAATCAATATGAGTTACAGCTAATTTATTATAACCACTTGCATCAGTAGTTGTACCTGATATAGAAAACCTGGCATAACTAGATTGAGTAGTTTGATCTTTAATAGTAACAAAACCTTTAACAGTTGAAGTAGAATCATCCCAAGTTAATACATCTGCCGATACATCAACTCCTTTTGAATCTGCATCATCAATGTAAATTGCTGATGCTGATGAATAAGTACTATTATTAAGTCTTACATATCCAGATCCTGGATCACTATCAGTTGTAGTACTAGAAAAAAGATAATCTAATCCAGCACTTGTACCATCTTCACCATGAGCTACAAAAGAAATAAATACTTCATCATCATTTGAAAAAGAACCAGCTCCTGCAATATAAGTTAAAGGAACTTTTGTATAACCTGAAGCATCTGTAATAGCAGCATTGATTTTATAAACTGCAAACACTCCAATACTAGTTGCTTTATACATTCTAATTCTACCACGACTGGTAGAATTGCCTGATACATCATCAAATGATTGTACCCAGTTTGTTACATCATTAGCAAAAGCATCTGCATCATCTATGTATGCTATTGTTGCTGAAGCTAAAGTTGCGTTATTAAATCTGACATATCCACTTCCTGGATCTGCGTCAGTTGTAGTTGTTGAATAAGTAAATTTTGTTGAATCTCCACCACTTGGAACTTTATCTGTTGATTCTAAAGCATCTCCTGCTGCGTTCCATGCAATAACTTGACTTGCTGTTGGTTCTGGAAAAACTAAATCTAAAGTAGTAGAAGCAGGTTTAACTTTAGGAGTTCTCCTAAAATCAAACTCTAGTTCTTGTAACATCGCAGTATGTTTATCTAAATCTGTATTTAAAGTATCTATTTGAAAAGCACCAGATGTTGGAAAATCAGATGTTCTTGCAACTGGTATATCTCTTAATATTGAAATTATATCACCACTTGTTGCACCAGTACCTAGTGTCATTGTACCACCAGCAGATGCTCCTGCACCTGTTACTGTATAGTCGGTAGTTAGTGTTAGTAAAACATCGTCTTGATATACTTTCAAATCAGAATCAGCAAAGAATGGAAAGTTTACAGTAAATGCAGTTTGACTGCTACTTGCTGTATAGTTTACTCTAGGTGTTGTATCTGATATTGTTATTTGTGCCATAATTTATTTAAGTTCCGAACATATAATCATAAGGTGTATCTAACCAGAATACTTGTCCTGTAGGCGAAAGTCTACGCACATTCCTCCTAGTATGATAATCCATACCGTTTGGTATTCCTGCTAAAGTATCAAAAAGTCTTACCGTTGTAGTACCACTTGGACCAAAAAGAGCACCAGATTTACTTGCAAGAGATGTTGGATATTTATGTCCAATTTGAAATATAGGTCTAACTCCTACTTTATTATCTGTTAATGCTTCTATAGATTTATTTATATCCATAAAATATCCAAGAAGTGCAGATCTTTCTAGTGCATCATAAAATTTTTGCGACCATGATTTTGCAGCATAACTTCTATCAAAATTATATTCTGTTCTAACAAAGTCTACAAATGCTCCCATTCCTATTAATAAAACTGCTCCTTTTAAAAAAGGTTGATGACCTTCTTGTATTCCAGCAGTCAATACTCTATTAGTTGCTGCCTGTGAAAATTTTTTAAATTGAGCTAATAGTCCACCCCATTGAGTATTCATCCATAAAGCTACATCTCCTTTAGAAGGAGTAACAATAATTTTTGGAATATCATGTGCCAATGCTGCTTCCCATGCATATTTTGCATCATTACTCCATCTTGCTGTATCAGCAACTCTAATATAATCTCCTTTTAAATAACCATTTTTTTGTTTTAATCCTTTTAAAATTTTGCTTGTAACTGGATTTTTTTTATTAACAGAAATACCTGCATT